AAACGTATAAAAGAGGAAGATATTAAGTGTATAAAAGATTCCATTAAAGAATTAGAGGATAGACAGGATGAAATGGTTAGTAAAAATATTAGTGAGTTGTCGGTACGGTATGGGCTTATTTTTACGTTGCTTTTGACTTTATGTGTGCTTATTATTGATATTGTATTTAAAGTACTTTAATATTAATTTTTTAGGTGAAAATTATGATTGAATATAAAGAGTTACCACTTGAAAAAATTAAAATGGCTGATTATAATCCAAGGCAGATGAGTAAGGAAGATTTTGAAAATTTAAAAAAAGTTATTAAATTAGAGGGGCTTGTTGAGCCATTGGTTGTTAATAAGAGGACTGGTTATACTATTGTTGGTGGGAATCATAGGTATAAGGCACTTAAAGAGTTAGGTTATGATAAAGTAATGTGTGCTGTTGTTGATATTCCGTTACATAGGGAAAAGTCACTTAATATTGCATTGAATCGTATTAGCGGTGTATTTGTTGAGGATAAATTGAATGATATTATTAATGAATTGGTTCATACAGATATTGGTTTAGATTATAGTGGTCTGAGTGATTTTGAGATTGATATGGCGTTATTTGAGGATACCAGTATTGATGTTGATAGTTTTGATATTGGTGTTTTTGATGGTGATGGTAATACTATGACTCCAAGTAATGCCACTGAGGACTTTGATGAAATGGGTGAATCTGAACCAGTTGATATAGATGAAACGGTTGAAATAGACCAAAAAAATAGTATTATTAAATGTCCACACTGTAATAAAGAAATTAAGGTGAAATATAATGGTGGAAATGATTGATGTTTATTCTATAAAGAATAAACCAGTCAGTGAATCTAAGAAAGCGAAGCTTGCATTTGAAATATTCTACGCACTTGGAGATGATCGTTCATATAGAAAGGTAGCTGAACATCCATTAATACAAGCTTCACCTAAAACAATTAGTACGTGGGCAAGTAAATATGCATGGAAAGACCGTGTAAGAGTACTTGATAACCAACAACTCGAATTAATGCGAATAAGCAATGCCCGTGAATTTGAAGCAATATGTGATATTTACCGTCAAAGTATACGTAAAACTGTTTTCGAAAAATATATTAAACCTGTCAAAGATGGTGATATACCATTTGATATTAAATCACCACGTGACCTTAAAACTTTAATTGAAATTGATGTTATGCTTAGCGGTGGTGCACCAGAAAGACCACAGGAAGATAAAGAACGTAAACAGGACAAAAAAGTAGTTGATATGATTCTTAGCGATGAAGAAGCATGGGAAATGCTTAATGAACGAATAACACGTAAAATGGACATGGATAACAGTATAGACGCTGAGATAATTGAGGATGATAAAGATGGATCAGAATGAATTAGCTATAATAAAAGCACATTTTCCATCATTTTGTAAATTCGTATATCCACAATACCAATTTGCACCACATTTGCTTGAAATGGCTAATGCATTCCGTATGATAAATAATAGAGAAATTAAACGGTTAATAATTAATTTACCTCCACGTATGGGTAAATCATTAACAACCAGTCATATCTTTCCAGCATGGTATCTTATAAATAATCCGGATCATCGTATTATACTTGCAGCGTATGAAGCTTCATTTGCTGCAACTTTTGGTAAAAAAGCACGTGATCTTATAAAAGAATATGGACATTATTGGGGTATAGAACTTGATACTCTCAGTAAAGCCCGTGATTCATGGGACCTTAAATCACCACACCTTGGAGGAATGAACACTGCAGGTGTCGGTGGTTCAATAACAGGTAAAGGTGCAGATGTACTCATAATAGATGACCCTATAAAAAACGCTGAAGAATCGATGAGTAAAACGATTAAAACAAAAATATGGGACTGGTACAGGTCTACAGCATATACAAGACTTGAACCTGATGGGGCAATAATCCTTATACAGACCCGTTGGGCTGAAGATGACCTTACCGGTAAAGTTTTAGGAATTGCAGATGAAGAAAATGATGATGAACGCTGGTATAAACTTATATATCCAGCATTAGATGAAAATGGTAAATCTATATGGGAATCAAGGTTTAGTACGAGGCGTATGCTTCAAATTAAGAATGATGTTGGTGATTTTTGGTGGAATGCACTTTATATGCAGGATCCTAAACCACGTGAGGGTGGTCTATTTAATACTCGTAACATGATTCGTTGTGTTAGCATTGATGAACCAGTTATAGCGAGGTGTAGGGCTTGGGATATTGCTGTTACAGCTGATACTACTGAAGACCCTGATTATACTGTTGGTATACGTTTAGAGCGTGGCATATCAGGTAAAATTTATATTACTGATATTCAACGGTTTAGGGGTCAACCGTCAACTGTTGAAGAAAGAATACTTAAATGTGCTTTTAATGACCCTGTAGGTACACATATTGTTATTGAACAACAGCCTGGAGGAGCTGGTGTTATTATGAAAAATTATTTTGAGCGTGTACTTGCTGGATTTCCGCTTCATTGGATGTTTCCAAGTAGGAGTAAAGAGGAACGTGCTATGCCATTGGCTGTTGCAATTGATAAAGGTTTAATTCATTACTTTACTGCACCTTGGAATGATGCATTATTTCATGAGATGGAGAGTTTTATACCTAATCGTTCATCTCATGATGATCAGGTTGACGCTTTGAGTATGGGTTATAACTTTTTAGGTAATTTTGAAAAGAAAGGTATGGATAATTTACAGAAATTTGTTAAATTAAATGCGAGTGGTGGTTATGTATGAGTTTTTTTGATAGGTTTAAGATTTTTAATAGGATTAGTAGTGGTGTTATAGAGGATGCACCTGAAAAGTCTCCATTGAATGTTAGTTATGGTTTACTTGAGGATGGTAAGGATAATGATTATTTGGATTTTGATGAGGTTTTACCAGTTAAAATTAGACGGTCTATTAAGAATTATCGTTATGCTTATCATAATGAACCTGTTATTAATGCTGTTATAAATAACCTTATTATTAATGCTAATACTGAATTTATTATTAAATGTAATGATGGGTATGAGGATGCAAGAGATTATATTGAGGAACAAGTTAAAGAGTGGGATTTGAGTAGTTTCATTGATAATCTCCTTAAAAGAACTCTTATTGATGGTGCGTGTTTTATTAATCGTTATGTTGAAGATGGTACGCTTAAATTAAAGTTTCTTTTGAATGATGGTGAGGATTATAGGTGGAAGGTTATACGTGATCCTATTACTAACGACATCCTTGGTTATGCACAATTAATTAAATCTGAGAAATTACCAAGTAATTGGCGTAGTGGCGAGTTTGAAGAACTTGTAACTGAAGATAAAGGTTATGAGACTGTTCATTTTGAACCTGAGGAAATTGTTTATACTGTTTGGAATAATGAGAATGGGGATGGTAGTTCTATTCTTTATCCTGTTCTTGATCTTGCTTATACTACTATTCGTTTGATGAATTATATTCGTTTGTCTGCCCATAAGGCTGGTTCTATTATTGGTGTTGAGATTGGTAATGAGAATGTGGATAGTAGTAATGTTGATGATGGTTTTCTTAATAAAGTGATGGACTGGTTTGCTGAAACTAACCGTAAGGATGTTGTTGTTTATCCTTATGGTGTTAGTCCTAATGTTATTGGTAATTCTTTCCTTCCCGAATATACTATTCCGTTGCAGTATCTTCATAGGCTTATTATTATGGCATTATTGACACCTGAAAGTAAGTTTTTCAGTGATACTACTAATAAAGCTACTGCACAGGAACAGATTAGTAGTGATACAGGTTATAAAGGTGTTATTAAATATATACGTGAATATATAACCAGTATTGTTAATAAGGAGATCATTGATTATGAGTTAAGCCTTAAATATCCTGATGCCGTTGGTAATGTATTCCTTGAATATGTTGATAATATTAATGATGATGCAATGACATTATCTGAGATTGGTGTTAGGCTTAAATCGTTATATCCTGAGTTACCAAGTGAATTGGTCATTAGGACTTACTTTAAAGAGTATGCGTCTAATATGGATAAATTGAAGGCTATGTATGGTGATGATTGGGAAGATAAGATTGATAAAGATATGGGTAAGATTTTAATTGATAAGAGTGGTAATGCACAAATTTCAACGGATGATTGGGCTAAAACTGGTATGAATGCATATAACTACAATCTTAAATTAGAGACTATGCGTAAAAAGAAGGATAAACAGGAACGTGATCTGGATAATGAGGATCTGTATCCTGATGTATAATTCTTTTTTGTTGGAGGTGTTTGTTTATGGAATATTTTGAAGTAGAAAAACCTGTTGTTAGTAAGGGTTTGTTTAAGCATGATAATGGTAATCTTTATTATAGTGATGAGTTCCTTGAAAGTTTAGCGTCCTCTAAGGATGTTAAATTGGAGTGGGATGATCATGGAGGTGATGAAATTGGTGAAGTGAAAGGTTTAGAATATCGTAATGGTAAATTGTATGCTAAAATGTTGTTACCTGAGGATTTAAAGGATAAAAAGGTTGGTTTTAGTATTGAGGCTGTCCCTACGCAGTATGATGTTGTTGATCTTAATACTTTTACTGTGAAGGATGGTGTTC